CTCTTCGTTAGAGAAGATGGTGAAATAATCGCCCCTGGTCGTAACGATATCTCCCAACTCCCTAAAAAATATCTTGCATCTATCCATAAACAAGGGTATAAACAAGTAGAGATTACAACCTTTAGAGAATACGAAAGGTTTCAACGGGATATATCCTCTCGTCTAAAGGATCGTGCAGATGCTTATAACTATGCTGAACAAAAGGCTTATAACCAAATGGTTAATGAGCAAATCGAATCCCTAAAGCGTGGAGGAATGGTTGAGATTCCTAATGAAAATGGTAAAGGTTCTAGAATGGTGAATATGCCTCCACTAGATAAACTAGATCATCCTCAGGTTAGAAGACTAGCTGAGTATGCTATTGAAAAGCTAAGAGGACATAAGTTTGAAAGTGGAGATAGTAATCCTTTTATAAGTGCTTTTGAGATGGATAATGTATCTTGGCAAGATAGAGATTCTGACTATAAGAAGAAATATTAGTGTCGTATATTCCAAGTCCTGCCTTCTCATATAATCTCTCACCAGAGGGCTTTTCTTCCTATGTCTGCCCTTCAATATTCTATAAAGATGGTTCTCTTAAACCTAAAGACGTTCTAGAAAATCAACTCCTCGGCTGGATGAAAGAAGCCTTAGAAGAAGGCTCCTCTTATCTCAAGCAATGTCGAGCTTATCAAGATATAGATAAAGCAATAGACATTATAACATCTCAAGTTCAATCAGATTTACCAATCTCCATCTCTAAAATCTTCGTCCCTTCTATAAAGCGTGATGTAAAAGAGATGGTAGCTATCTTAGCCAATATCCGCCCTTCTTGGCTTTATGAAACTAGAGCTTTTAAGAATCAAGAATGGGCGAAGCAGGCTAGAATTCAGAATGGCCTAAGTGCTGATTGGTATAATAAGGAATTCGTAGATAGAAGAATCAAATCTCTACTCCAACTAGGTATTGTTGAGGGCACAGGTTATATCTCGCCTATATGGAATCCTTCTCTTAATGGTCTTAACAGAGGGGGAATAGAACTAAAACTCTATCGCTATGATGAATTCTTTCCTATTCAAGTTCCTAAAGACTTTAACATTCAAAACTCCTATGCTGGAATAATATCTGATGAGATGGGAATTAATCGGGCTAGAAAAGTCTTTCCTCATAAAGCTAACTTACTTATTCCAGATAGGGGACAATCTAAACTAGGTAGAGGCCTTATCTCTAGTGCTGCAAAGGGGTTCTGGGATTCTATCTGGAAAGCAGATTCCCAACGTGTTAAAACCTCATCCGGCCCTGTAATCGACATCTTCTATAGCTACATAGATGACTTCCAAATCAACCCTCTTCATTCTCCTTATCAAATGGGAGAATCCTCTTGGGGTTATGAAGTTCCCTATGTAGGTCAGCAAATCCCAGATGGATTTAATCAAGACGGTTCTATTAGAACTAAAAAAGCTTCCTATGAAGATTGCTATCTCTATCCTAATAAGCGTCTAGTGATAGCTTCTAGAACAGCTATTCTATATGATGGCCCTTCCTACTGGTGGCATGGAAGAATTCCTATTATTAAATACTCTCCTGATGATTGGATTTTCTCTTATCTCGGCTTCTCAATGGCCGCTGAAGTTTCCTCAATGCAAAACAGCAGCAATAAAATGAGACGCTCTCTTGAAGATGCTCTTCACTTAACTATTGATCCTCCAATGGCGATAGATGAGACGATGATGAGTAAAACGGCATCTGAAAAAACTTCTCTTAGAATCCCTGGTAGACGTATTAGAGGAAAACTAGCAATGGGGGATTTTATGAAACCCATTACTTCTCCAGAATACTATCGCCCAACCCCTCAACACTTCGATGCAGTTCAAGAAGTAGAAACTAAGATAAAAGAAATCTTAGGCTTACCTGACTTAAAAGCTCTCCAACAAGCAAAACAAGTTCCATCTAGTGACAGCATTGAAAAATTCTTCTCCCAAGCAGGAGCTATTGTCACCGATATGTCCCGCTCTATGGACAAGCCAATGTATGAACTTGCTGATATGAATAGATATTATTTCTATCAGTTCTATACTCTTGAAGATCGAATTAAAATACTCGGAGAAGACGGAATAACAGAAGAAGACTTTGATTTTGTTCCAGGTTCTTTAATCCCTGCCTCTTTACCTAATGAACCCAAGAAAAACTATAGAACAGGTGAAATAGATAATCTAAATGGAATCTACCTCTCTAAAGATATGGAGAGAGCAAAGAAACACATTCGTAATTTCAAAACAACTATTCATCCAACTTCTCTACATCAGATAACTCATATGTCTAGAAAGCTTCTCTTAATGCAAGCAAGTAAATTGAATCCTCTACTTGTTGATCCACAAACTCTTGCAGAAGCTTTAGACATAGAGAATTGGGGTAGACTTGATGGCGATACAGTCTTAGAGAAAGTACAAGCAGCAATGAAGATTCAAGAGAAATTCGGACTTTCTTCTCAATTTCACCAAGGACTTATTCAACTTCTTCTTCAATCAATGGCTCAGAATGCTTCTCCAGAAGGACAACTTCAAGGAGCAATGAGTTCTATTGCTGATGCTATAAAAGGTGGGAATGGTTCTAACCCTTTAACAGCTAATCCTGTAGGTCGTCCTCCTTCGTTAGAAACAGAACCTCGCCTACTCAACAAGCCTGGAGATAGAACAACCTTAGCTTCTTCTTCTACTACTACAGAATAATCCCTAATGAAACCCCTATATTATACCAATACTAATATTCATTTCCCTTTCTACTTTCCCTCTATGCAATCTATTCTCTCTCCAGGAAAGAAAGGAAAGGTTAAAGTAGAATTTTATACAATTACAGAATCAGAATCTATTTCTACCCTAGAAGGCCCATTTACTCCCCCAGGAAATTATGTAAGCCTCTTTATCAACAATAAAAGAGTAATGACAGATGAACCTTATGAACACTATACCAATATAGAAGTAGTAGATAATGCAAAAGGAAATATTCTTATAGCAGGTTTAGGGCTAGGGATGATTTTAACTAGAATTCTTCCTAAGAATTTAGTTAAAAGTGTAATTGTTATAGAGAAAAATAAAGATGTCATAGACTTAATACTTCCTTATTTAGTAAATATTAGAGGATATAAAAAGCTTCTTGTAGTTAATGAAGATATCTTTAATTTTTCTACTAAATTAAGGACTATGGACTGTATCTATCACGATATTACATTTGATGGGAACATAAAGCAACAAATACAAGAGCGAAAAAGATTAAATAAATATCTAAGTAAATTCCTAACTCCTAATGGATGGTTAGGTCAATGGGAATCAGCACAATGGGAAGAAGTATTAGACCAAGAAAAATAACTTAAATGCAAATAATCCGCTCTCATTCAACAGAATCAAAACTATCCTATTTAGGAAGACTTAAATCTAAAGTCCTTTCTTACATCTTAGATAAGGACTCAATCCTAGCCTTAGAGCTAACCTCTACAATAAAAAATTCCCCTGAAATCCGTACAGCTAAAATAACAGGTAAACTCACTATCCACCTACATTTAGGTGGCGTTCAATCTATAGAACTCACTCAAACAGAAACCTTTCGCCCTTCCTCACTCTAGAAATCTCTTGCATCCCCTTCCCTCTCTATGTTATACCCTTATTGGGGCAAAATCTAGGTACACATCACGTTTCCTTAAAACATCGTGAGGGATGTTCTGAAGGGCTAGTTCAAAAGACTAGCCCTTTTCTTTTTGCTCTAGAATCATTTATCAACTTTCTAGCTAGAAAAGGAGATTCCCAATGAAAGACGAGCGAAACGCCAAGCGAAAGAAGGGCTCTAGAAAGCCTATTACAAGGCCAGGTAATTAGACTAATAGGGGTGCAACCTTAATATAGAGAGGGAGAGCAGCCTTTCTTAACTCGCTACTCCCCTCTTTTACCTCTTCTACTATTATTAAAAATATGACTCCTCCAAACCCATTAGCCTCTCAGCAATCATCTCAATCTTCTCCTCAACAAGGGCAATCGCCATTATTCGCCCAACAGCAACAAGATTCTCAACAACAAGATGCACAATCAGCAGCAAAACAACTAATCTCAGAGATGGCTTCTATTCATTCTGCTCTACAAGGACTAGCTCAATCTCATCCTGAGATGGCTCAGAATGTAGATCAAGCCTTTCAAGTTCTTCAAGCAGGAATGGATAAGGTTATCTCAGGGATGCAAGGAGAGAGTAGAGGAAATCAACCAGCTTATGCTTAGACCTTTTTATAGTCAGTATTCTCTTAGTGTCTTAGCAGTAATCTCGCTAGTTTCTAAACCTATTCTCTTCTCAACTCTAACTCAAATCCTACCATACCCTACCAAGGAGGTAGACTAATGCCATTACCACAAGCAGTTGATCCAGCAGTTGTAACTTTCTACAACGAACTTCTTCAAGAAGGTAAACTCTCAGCAGAGGAAACCGAACTCTTAGAGAAGATAGTTGGAAAGGAAGAAGTTTGGAAGAAGTTTAAATCAGGTTTACACGCTAGAAGCTTGACAGATAGAGAAAGACAAGAACTAGCAACAGAGAAGAAGAAACTTGAAGAAGATTATTCTAAGAAACTAGGAGAACTAGATTCCCTTAGAACAACTCTTTCTTCTGGTACTGACCTTTCTAAGAAAGAAATAGAAACCCTCCAAAGCCAGCTTAGAGCTAAAGAAGATCAACTTCATAAAGTCCGTCAAAAAGCCTTAGAGTATGGAGATGGAGAAGGTTTTCTAAAGGAAGTAGGACTAGATAAAGAAGACTCAGTTTATCGTCCTTCGCCTTTATCGACAGATTCTAAGAAAGTTGAACCTTCACAATCAAATCTCTCAAGAGAAGACATGCTCAAGGAGATGACTTCTATCTCTCAAACAAACTCTCGTGCTCTAGCGAAGTTTAACTTTGACCTTCTCAAGATGAGAGATGAATATAAGTCTCTAACAGGTAAAGACCTTGACTTAGATGATCTCTATGCTAAGCTAACAGAGAACATTGACAAGTATGAAGGAGATTACAACAAGGTCTACCTTGAAACTTATGACATTCCTAATCTCCGTTCTAAAAAGCAAGAAGAAACCCTTAGAGCCTCAATCAGAAAAGAACTAGACGAAGAATACGAGAAGAAACTCGCAGAACGTCTAATTCCTTCTGAACAACGTGGAGTAAAAGAATCTGACTTCTTCAAGGCAATCGACGCAGGAACGCCAGAAGAAGCCAAAAAGGAAATTCAGTCAACCCCTCTAGGAATAGGTGATAGAGGGTCAACAATCTCTGAGGCAGTAAAACACTTCGAGGGTCAAGTAGCAAAGAAAGAATCTGCTACTGCTTAACCTTAGATTTGTTTAATTTACGAAAACTTCAGAGTTGTTCTAAAGAGGAATAAAGAAAATGGCAAACCTCCTTGATGAACTTAATGTAACAACTCTGAAAGTTATTCGGCCTAAGATCATAGCTGATTTAGCCTTTAAGAAGAAGAGTCCCTTTCTAGCTCATCTTCGTGCCCACGCCTTGCCTCACGAGGGAGGAGCATTCATCCAGAATCAATTCCTCTATGGGAAGACAACTGGTGGGCCTTATGCTAAAGGTGAGACATTTGATCTTTCAACTTCGCAGATTCTCGATGCGACTAAGTTCGATATGCGTTACTATGAACAGAACGATACTCAGTTCTTAGAAGACATTGACGTAGAAAATCGTGGCCCTGCGGCAGTCTTCTCTATAGTAACAGCCCATCAAGAAGCTCTAATGCTTACTATGAATGAGAACCTTGCCATAGAAGCATATCGCCACGGTCAGCCGTGAGGAGGGGCAGTTGTAGATAACCGTGTAACCTCTATCAATGGTGCTTCTGAGATGCTTAACGATGGAGTTACGAATTCCTGGGACGGAAATGTCTTTACTATCTATGGACAGAATACTAGAAATGGAACTATAGGTGATGCACTTAACTCTGTTCCATTCTTCCACGGCTCTGCTTCAGGTGCAGCAGGAGCAATCATCTATTCTAACGCTCTAGAACAATATCTAGATGTTTGTGGTGGAGACTGGAGTCCTAATATCGCTGTAGGAAACAAAGCAGTATTCGCCTATGTCCTAGAACGTCTTCAGCCTCAACAGCAATTCAGAACTGAAAAGGACTACATCTGGGGTGGTGAAACTTGGAGCCTAATGGGAATGAAGTTCATGCGAGATGAATATGCACCTTCCCTTAGATTTGGTAAGAACGACCCTAAGACAGGGAACTATCTAACAGCAACCTTTACTAGTGCTGCCACTCCAGCTACTAACTCTAACCTTCCAGCTTCTACTACTATTACTGTAGGTGAGACACTATGGTACTGGAACACCAAGACATTCCAGATGCACCTTAGTAATAGTGAAAGATTTAGATTTGGTTGGACAGGTTACAAGGAAGCACAGAACTCTACTATGGACAGTTGCTTGTTGCTCTCAACATTTTAAATCAGTTTCCGTGGGCATCGAAGCAAATGTATGGAATAAATTCGTAGCTAACTTAACTCTTAGCTAATCTTTAATCGCCAAAAGAAACTCAAGGAGATACAAAATGGCAAATCCATTCCTTAATCCAGTTCGCTTAGCAACAGGCTATCTCAACGGAGGCGGCTCTACAGTCCTTGGCAAATCAGTCTCCCCTGATAACCTCCCTGGCACAGGCTATGGTGGCCTTCTAGGAAAGATCATCATAGTAGATGATGCAGAAGCAGCTAAGCTTTCACTAACTACAACTGGCACTCTTCGTGCAGGTGCTTATATGTTAGTTAAGACGAAAGCTGGAACTTCAGCAGCACCAGCTAGAGGTATAGGGTGCTTCTGGGACACCAATGCCAACTCAGGCTTTGCTAATCGAGTAGTAACTCCTGATATCTCAGCTACAATAATCTCTGACTTCGCTGGAATCTACGTTGACGTACCCGCCAAAGGTGATTATTGCTGGATTCAAATAGCAGGACTAGCGACTGTTCTTTGTAAGACTTCTTCAGTCACATCAAATCTTATTGGTGATCTTTGCCTCTTCACAGGCCTAACAACTAATACCTTTGATGGAATGGCAGATGCTACAGATGGCTTCACCTCAGCGGGAGTTATCAAGAGACTTGTTGGAAGTTGGGAAGAAGTTCCTGTAGCAGATGGACTAAAACTAGCTTGGCTAAAGTACAACACTGCTAGAATCTTTGGCCTTTAGTTTTTCTTTGTCTCCTTTATCCTTCGAGCGAAAATACGATGGGCAGCACATTTGATGTTTTGTGGGGAGAGGTTAAGCAATCATTCCCAAACCTCTCCCCTTTTCTTGCTAAGCGTTTTGTTCAACGTGCAGTACAAGATATCTATGACTCCCGCCAATGGAGCTTTCTACAAGCTGAAGGAGTTCTCTTTACTCCTGCTGCCTATTCTCAAACCTCAGGAATGCAATTCTCTCAATATTCTAATCAAGTAGCTTGTGATGCTAATACCATAACAAACCTCTCCGGCCCTAGCATAGGTATGTTTCCACCTATTACCAAACGACAGATAAGCTTCAATGATAGAACCCAAATCTACAATATAATGTCTCTCGATCCTAATTTTACACTTAATGGAATAATATTCCTTGATCGCCCTGTCCTCGAACCTGCTGTAGGAGCTTTTGCTTGTCCTTTTACAATCTTCCGTTGCTATTATGGCCCTCCATCAGCAGGAACTTTAGGAGCAGAAACTACAGACTTCCTTAGATACAACTCTATCTATAATCCAGTTCTAGCTAACTTTCTTGTTAATGTTCAATCTCCTAGACAACTACTTGATCGTAAAGACCCACAGCGAGTTGATATGGGGATTCCCTACTACCTCTACACCTATAAAGGTGCAAGTGATGGAACACCACAATTTGAACTCTGGCCTCATCCGATGGCGGAGAATATCTTACTTTGCTCTTATCAACGCTTAGGAACTATTCCTACTGCTAATTCTGGTGTTCTACCTATAATAATAGGTGATGACTTAGTTATAGCAAAAGCAAAATGCTATGCCTGTCTCTGGGCAGATGCTAATAAGAGTCATTATGATGACTTAAAAGGCGTCAACTGGCTATTACAATATCAACAATACAAGAGAGAATACTCTAATTTCTCTAGCTTCTCTCCAGGGGGTTTAGAGAGAACTCAAATTCAAGATGAAGAAGCTTTTCCGCAATCTATTATTATTGATAATAGAAGTTATGGAATAGATGCTATTGGGACAGATGAGCAAAGTGGCTTCTACTCAATAGACCCTAACTAACTCGTAGCTATCCAGGTTCTTGTCAATCTTTAATCAGATTGATAGACTAAAAGGAGAAAGAAATGGCAACAGTTCTAGCAAACAACAAAGTAGACGAATTCGTTTGGAATAAACTTTACATCAGAATCTACGATATAACCCTAGCTGTTTATGCTACAAATGGCTATACAGCAGCCTTAGGCTTTGCTCCTAGAAACTATGCCCTTAAAACCATTCTAGGCATAAATCAAATAGGTGCAGCAGGAGCAGCAAGCATAGGGCTTAGAGTAGTATTTGACTCTCTTAACAATAAGCTCTTAGCAGTTAGAACCGCTGCTGGAACTCTAACAGGCAATGTAGTTGTAGTAGGAGGCGGAATAGGGGAAGCAATAGGAATCAATCCCGATTCTAACGCTGGAGTTCTCTCTAAAGCCGCTGCTACAAATCGAACTATTTCAATAGCTACTTTCCTTGGCGGCGCACAAACAATAGCCCAAGGTGCCTTCGCGGAAGTAGCTAATGGTGTTGACCTTACAACTTCAATAGTTCGATGTATGATCTTTGGGAGATAGGCCATAGGCAATTTAAAAGGAGTAATCAATGGCAGAAACATCTTCGTATCCAACAAACAAAGGCGAAATCGCCTCTCCTAACAATGATGCAGTTGTAACCTCACTTAAAGAAGCAAATGGCGGAAAGAACTCTACTCCTGTTAATCATAACGAGCACGTAGAATCTTTTAATAAAGGCGCTTCAATAATTGAGACTCCTGCAACAGGTATTATAACTAGAGGCAAGTAAGTCTCTAAGGAGATAGAATAAGTGAGAATAGTTAATAGACTACTATTTCTGTGTCTATTAGCTATCTTACTGTCTATTAGTTCTAGTGCTCAAATAAAGACAAAGGTGCAAGGTTTCGCTGAGAGGGGAAATGGAACAATTACTACTCAAGGTTTACCCTCTTCTAACAAAGCTCAATCTTCTTTTCCTTCTTCTACTGTTACTATCTTCGATGCTGGAACTTCTACACTTTCCTCTATCTTTTCTAACTCCTCAGGATCAGTAAAAACAAACCCCTTCACCGCCTCATCTGATGGTTCTTGGTTCTTCTATGGGAATCCAGGGCAACACTACGATGTTCGATTCTCTGGCACAGGAATCACAACTCCTTTTACCTTAGGTGACTTTGTAGCCCCTACCTCTTCTATCATCGTAGCAAACGTCAAAACAGATTATGGTGCCAAAGGAAATGCTAGAATCTCTAATCTAGCCTCAATGACTTCTTCTTCTTCAACCTTAACTTGTTCTGATTGTGCTTTCTCCTCACTAGACATTGGTAAATCAATAGATGTTTCAATGGTAGGTGTTGTAGACGAACTTTCGGGAGTTATAGTAACTTTCAATTCTGCTACTTCAGTAGTTCTTAATATCGCCGCTTCTTATACTAAATCATCTCAAACTGTTAAGCTAGATTCAGTTACTATAGCTACAGGAGCTATGGTAGCAGGTTCTTCAACATTAACAACTGGTAGTTCTTTCTTCACCGCTGATGACGTAGGGAAACCTGTTAAAGTAGGTGTTGCTTCTGTAGATGGACCAGGAGCTAGAAACAAAACAGGTACAATCTCTTCTATTACCTCATCAACTCAAGCTGTTCTTTCCTTTTCTGCCTCAGTAACAACCTCAGGTAGAAAAGTAATCTATGGCTCAGATGATGGAATAGCAATTAGAAATGCTGTAGCTAACAACTCAGCAATCTACTTCCCTTCTCCTTCTCCTCCTTTTGTTGGCTATATAATCTCAAGTGGTGTTGCTGCTCCTCCGGGAGGATTAGCTGGAATTCTCATATCAACCTCTAATAAAACCTTCTCTGGAGATGGTAGGAACTCCTCTATAGTTTATCAAATTGGCCCTGAAATGTTTAATCAGGCCAAGGATTATCAGCTAGTCTTCATAACTGCGCCTGCAACCAATATAGACTTTCACGATCTCGGCTTTAGTGGAACAAATTGGTATGCTCAATTCAATACTGGAACTCAAACCTCAGATGCAATCTATATAAGTAATCAAGGCGCTAGTGGAGGGATTTCAAATATCTCTACTACATCCTGTAATTTTGATTTTACTTGGGGAATAGGATTTCATTGTCCTGGAGCAAATGGAGGCACATCTATTCCATCCCCTGCTGCCATTAACAACATTTTTGTCACTAACTGTTTTGCCCGATTTAACTCCTTTAATGGATTTAATCCTAATCCTACATCTGGATTGATAATGTTAGGTAACTTCGCTTCTTATAATGGAACTGCCGGAGTAGAATCATCAACTAATGTTGCTACGTTCACAGGTAACATTTTCATTTACAATTTCCAAGGAGGGATGTCGATAGGAGGCTTTGGTGATCCAGAAGTTGCTAATGCTGTTACAGTTAGTGGTAATACCTGCACGTTTAACGGTAATTATGGAATAGACCTTGCATCGAATACGTCTACAACTACACTTACTGGCAACACAATGCGGTGCAATGGTGACATTGGGCTGCTCGCGGATGCTGGAAGTTTTACCCTCAGTAAGAATAATGTTGTTACAGGTAATACAATTAGTAGTAATGGTAGAATAGGAATGCAATGGGGACTAAATGATTCTCTTGTTGTAAATAACAAAATTGTAAATGAAGGAATTCCTGGTTATACACAGTCTTTAGGGCTTATAAGCGTTGGAACCAGAAATAAGTATTGGTATAATAATGTTAAGGGGCATCCAGCACACGATTATGAATTTTCATCTGTTGGATCAACTAATGAGTTAGCAACTTTAGACTCTCCAGATATTGCTATAGATGTGGGAGTAACAGTAACTTATCCTTCTACTACCTTTGAAACACTAATTGTTAATAATAGAATTAATTTAATTCCTATGGTAGTTTCAGATGCTTCAATAAATCCTTTTATTCCAACTGTGGGAGTAGCTCTTATAACACTAACAGCAGATAGAATCTTCTCTTCATTTAATGGAGTTAATGGACAGCAAGTAACATTGATTGTAGTACAAGATGGAGTAGGCAATCATACTTTAACACACGTTAGTTTTAGAGGAGCAACTAACATTGCTGCTGGACAACCTGCGGGGAGAGTTAATACTCAGACATTTATGTTTGTAACAGGACTAGGGTGGGTTGCTACAAGTGCAGCGGTGCAGAATCAATAGAGAAAAGAGAGAAAGCAAAATGAAATCTAAACTTAGACTAATATCAATGTTTATTCCTACAATAATTCTTTTCTCCCTTATAGGACTAATAGGAACCTTCGCTGATGAACCAAAGCCTCTATTACCAATAGAAATCCAACAAGATATGAAAGAGCCTATTCAACAGGCTAATAAAGATATAGAACTAGCTAATGTTAAGAAGACTAATATTATTTTACAACTAAGACTTATTCTAAAAGTCCCTAATGAGTATAGTTGGAATGAGAATTTAATGAGATTTGATCCGCCAGTTAAGAAGGAAGAACCTAAATCGCCTCCTAAGAATGGGAAGGAGAAACCTTAGTTGAGTTATTCTTGGATTACATTTGGTCAGGCAAAGTCTGCACTTGCTGGACGCTTAGGTGATCCAGGAAAAGTCTTTTGGAAAGACGATGAAATAGGTAGAATAATAAATGAAGCAACAAGAACTTGGAATTCAATAGCTCAATTCTATCGAGATCGTTGCACATTTAATACTGAAGACGGAATAGCCTTTTATGATCTAACTCAATCAGCTAATCCTAACCTCATAACAGGCAACGGCGGTTCAGGTTCTCAATCTGCTTCTCTAATGCTAGGCTATTCCGTAACTGACCAATATCTAATAAACGATATCCAATACCACTTAATAGAACCTAAGACAGCTAATTTCGCTGGGGGCTGGACTGGAACAGAAATGTTCACAATGGATGATATTGTTAGAGCTATTGAAAGACGAAGAAATTTATTTCTACTTCTAGCAGGTTTACACCTTAATCATTCTCAAGTTAATTATAATCCTCCTCTTGGAGATGGAAGAATAGTCTTATTAGATTCAGTTCAACTTGTAAGACGTGTTAGCTGGCTTAATCTAAATAATGAGTTCACCCCTCTATGGAGAGATGATGAGGAAAGTGCTAATTTCTTAATCCCTAATTGGGCTATCAATGGGGAAGTCCCAATAGCCTATTCAATGATTCAGACTCCACCTATTAACATTCAGGTTATTCCAATATCTGATGATATAGGTATAGTAGACTTAATAACAGTAGATTCACCACCTAACCTTAATGAAATTGCAGGAACTCTTTTATCTATCCCTGATGATTTCTCTTGGGTAGTTAAGTTTGGAGCCTTAGCAGATTTACTAGGAAAAGATTCTCAAGCCTATGATCCTCAGAGAAGTGCTTATTGTGAGCAGAGATTCCAAGAAGGAGTAAGATTTGCCCTATCCGCAGGAACTATAAACCAAGTAACTCTAGATGGAATAACAATAGCTCCTTCTGATTTAGCTGATTTTGATTCTCTTAAACCTTCTTGGCAGAATGTAAGTGTTGCTACAAATCAAAAGATAGAAGACTTAGCGATTGTAGGAAGAAACCTAATAGCTGTTTCTCCAGTTCCTAATGCTGAATCTCACTCAATTCAATTAGACATTGTTAGGAATATTCCTATTCCTATAAATGATGGAGACTTTATCCAAGTAGGTAAAGAACATTTTGATGCTATCTTAGATTACTCAACTCACTTAGCAATGTTCAAAATAGGTGGTGCTGAGTTTGAAGGAACAGCTACTTTGGCGAATCGTGCAATGAGTCAAGCTATGAGTCATAATCGTCAACTAAGGGCTGAAGCTAAAGACTATGACATAATGCAGAGATATAGTAATAAGGAAGATGAAGATCGCCTTAGGATGATAAAGGAAAAAGAGGCAGCATAATGACTACAGTACTTTTAGAGTATAAACAAGCTCCTGATAGATGTATTGAGGTTTATAATCCTGGTGCTGATATAATTATCTATGAGAATAAAGCCTTTGTTAAAACAGCTAGAAATATATTTACTGAATCCATCTCTGAATTTATTAAAGAAGGAGAAGGGAAATGCCGCTAGAAGGTAAATCAATCTCCGAAGACATAAGAGAATTCCACGGTGGAAATACTTATTCCAATACAAGGCGTAAATTTGGTAAATCAACTGCAAATCGGCAGGCCATTGCTGCTGCCTATGCTAATCAACGATCTAAAGCTAAAAGAAGTCCTAAAAGACAAATGAGAGGAAGATAACTTAAATGACTACAATTCTAAATTTAGCTCCAGTTGATCCTTCTTGGCAATCCACCGGAGCAATGCCACGCCCCTTAGGTGTACAAGATTGGCATATGGAAGCCATCCCTAAAGTAGCTTCTCTTCTCTCAACACCTTCTCTTATTCCTTCATCATTTGATTCTTGGGTTTCAGAGAAAGAATGGCCTATTATCTACAACCAAGATGGTATCCCCGCTTGTGTGGCACATTCAGAAGCAACTATTAAATCCGCTGAAGACTGGCTAGAATCCTCTAGAAAAGAACTCCCTATCTATGATGCAATGGAACTTCATTATGCTTCTGGTGGAACAGCTACAGAAGGAACTTATACTGACCCCTCTCTTAGAATTGTAAGAGACGTAGGACTATTAGATACTAAAACTCAAAGAAGAAGGAGAATAGAAGGCTATGCTTTTGCACCACGTAATCCTGAACAATTTCGCCTTACAATAGCCGCAGCCTTAGCAACAACAGGTGGACTTGTTATGGCTATGCTTCTTCCTAGAAACTTTACTCGACATAGCTCAGGAGATATGACTTCAGGCTATCATCAAGTAGGTATAACAGGTTACACAGGACTAAGGGATGATGATGAGGTTTTTGGACCTAATTCTTGGGGAGATTGGTTTGGTGAAAAGGGATTCTATGGAGTAACTTGGAGACATATATTCCAACTTAACTTCCAAGACGTAAACGGTTTCCAACACGCTTATGCTTATACAATGATAGATGCTAAGGATTTTATTAAGCCTCCTATTCCTGAACCTTTACCTACTGATATTCCAGATATAAAGGTAGTTGAATATATAGGGAAGAAACTATATGTAAGAGGAGTTAATTTCCATAGTGAGGCAGAACTATTACTTAATGAAATTGACACTAATGTTATGAGTCAAGGAGGAACTAAGTTTGTTTATAAAAAGAAAAAGATGAAAGGAAGCTATAGTGTTACTGTGGTGAATCCTAAGAATGTTCAGAGTAAACCTTTTGGTTTTGTGATTTAATATGGCGAAGTTCGAGAGAAAGCAGAATAGGTTTTTCTTCCGTGGACTACAACTGTCTAGAGCGAGCGATAATCTTGAGCAGTACAAATACTCCATAGCATCCAATATTAGAACCTACCAAGACGGTGTGATTCAGAGTAGACCTGGACAGTCACTTTATAATGTAACACCAATGACTGACCTTAATGTTCATACTATAAGACGACTAAATAATGATCTTCCTACAGCTTCTCAAGCTCATTGTATTATAGTCGGTGCGGGCGACGACATTTATTCCGACAATTCGGCGCATACTGCTTTCACCTCTAGAGCTTCAGGTTTTAGTGGTTCGCCACTCTCTCTAGTCCCTTTTCGCCCTTCAGATTCCCCTGAACCTTTTATGTACATAGCTGATTCCCTTAAAATGGGAAAGTTAAAAGTAGATGGGACCTTTCGTAATCTCGGCATTGCTGCACCAACTACTCCGCCAACAGCTATCTATCAAAGACTTATCCTTAACACTTACTCTTCTTTGTCTCAAGGGGTAGCAAATGGATGGGCTATAGGTGGAACAGCGGCTCTTACAAACCTTGCTCAGTCTAGAACTAATACTACTATAAATAGAATCCTTTATGACATAGGTTCAACAGGTGCAGCTTCAATAGAGCCAGTTTCATTTCAAGAGATAAATGTAGGTTGCCGTCCTTTATTTGGCTCAGGCGGAAACGCTGAAACTGACTTAGTAGAGAAAGTCTTCCCGGCTTCACACTCAAGTGTTATAGAAGCCATAGCTTATGACTCAGGCCCAACAGGTTTATGTTCTATAGTATTAGTTATAACTTCTAAAGAAGGCTTAATAAAAGACGCCTGCATAGTCCTTAACACTGAAATGGTTCGTATAATAGATGTAATATCTGGCCCTAATGACACCTATTCTATAAGAACCTCAACTACTATAAATCATATAGCTGGTGAAACAGTAACAGGAATAGCAACCTTTAGAGTTCTAAATCTAACTCTAACTCATGTAGCTACAGAGACAATAATCCAAACAGATCATAGACTTACTATCTCAACAGGAATAGGACAATATGATAATACCACTAATATTGACCTTTCTTTTATTGGCGCTAGACCTACAACCCCAAAGGACTTCGTCCATATAGGAATGAAAATGGACTTACCTGCTAACTTAATAGAAGGTAAGTTTATGTTCGATGTTGATGGAAGTGTGAATGACTTTACAAGGAATTATTATTATTTTGCCTTTAATGCTAATGACTTTACGCCAGCAGTTAATGACCAGATTACTACACTTTTAGCTAGACAACGTAAAATTCAATTTAAACTTATAGACGCTCAAGAACATCAACGAGAAAACGCTACAACTAGATTCCAAGCTAGACTTAACAAAATAGCTAGAAAGTTAAGAAAGCTCCAAGAACAAGCAGCGACACCGCCTTTAAATTCAGGAAGTGATTCTAGTGCTAGATTTGAGACAGTAGCAGGAGCAAGTCAATGGACAGAATTCTTTATACGACTAGACGAAGACCACTTAACCCGTATAGGCGGCGATACTTCTAGAGGACTAAAAGATATTCAATCAGTTAGAATTCAGTTTAATGTCTCAGCACAATTAATAGTTGATCTAACAGATGTCTATGCAGGTGGAACTTATGGGGCAGAAGTAGGGCCACAAGGTACACCTTATATTTATGCTTATAGATATAGAGCCTCTGAGAGTGGTGCTAAATCAGCCTTCTCTCCTCCTATGAGAAGTGGACTAACACCTAAGAGACAACTTATAACTCTAACCCCTGCTACTTCAACTGATGCTCAAGTAGATAAAATAGATTGGGTTAGATTCGGCGGAACTCTTAATCGCTGGACTTATCTAGGAACTCAACCCAATTCTGGAACCTTTAGAGATGAATTCTCAGATACAGCAATCTTAGGCTTTCCTGAACTTGATTTCACAGAAGGCTATCAGCCTTTCCCTGTTATTGATCTTCCTAAATCCTCTACAGTAACAGTGGTAGGCTCTTCTGTAACTAGAACAGCAGGAGACTTATTTAATGTAAATTGGATTCCAGGAACAGATATTATTATCAATGGACAAATCTACACCTTATATCAAGTAGTCTCTACTACAGTATTATTCATTGTAGAAAATGCTGGATTTATAGCAAGTACAAATTGCTTTATGCCAGCTAATGAAATAGCAGCTACTCCTATGTCTGCTTTCTGGGGGCCATTTGGTCAAGGCGAAAGCGGAACAGTAATGTTTGCTTGTGGAGATGTTAATAATCCTGGATATTTATATTGGACTAATCCTGATAATCCAGATTTAGCAAGTGATAAGAACTTCTTAGAGGTAACTTCTCCTTCTGAACCTTTGATAAATGGATTTATGTTTGATAATAAGTCCTTTGTCTTTTCTTCAGAGGATTTATATATAATCTATCCTGCTAGTGATCTCTTAGGGAGATTAACCTTTAAGGCAGCTAAGACAGGTTTAGGCTTAGGACTTGCAGGGAGATATTCATTCTGTATAAGTGAAGGCAAAATCTTCTTTGTCTCTAGAGATGGAATCTATATGACAGAGGGGCATTCTCCGACACCTTTAACCGATGCTGATTTATATCCTCTATTCCCTCACGATGGAATAGCAGGGACAACTACTAATGGAGTTAGTGCGCCAGATTTTACAAAGCCTAATTCCCTTCGTCTAAGCTATGGTGATACAGAATTAAGATTTGAATATCAATCTTCAGATAATATTTTTCATACTTTAATATATAATGAAGTAATAAAAGGATGGGTAGCTGATGATTATGGAAGACCAGTTATAACCTCTTACTATGAAGAGGGTAAGAATACTCATAGGTGGCTATTAGGTTCTACTAATGGTAAAGTCTACTCTCTAATAGGAACAAGTGATGATGGAGTAACACTGGCTTGTCACCTTAGAACTAATAGTGACGATGGAGGAGATTTCAGAAGTAAAAAGAAAATGGGAGATATTTTAGTAGATTATGATTCTCAAGGTAGTGTTATTACAGTACAACCTGGATTCGATAATTATACTGTTCTCCCTGCCGCAAGTGTTATTTCTAGTGCGGGAAGACAACAAGATACTATTGATATTAATAGTGGTCAATGGACTTATGCTAGGAATTTAGCGCTGGATTTTGTGTGGAGTAGTCAGACTGTTATACCAAAACTCTTTGGTTGGGAATTTGATTATATTCCTACTCCTGAGGATACTTTACTAAGGGCTGCTGATGCAGATAATCTAGGAACGGAACTACCTAAGTTTATCCACGGATTCTACCTACACGCTAATACCTATAATGCAGCTAAATCTTTTAAGGTTCAAAGTGATACTGGCGCTAGTGGAATCTGGACAGATCAAGAAACCTTTTCTATTACTTCTAATGGCGAGTCAGTTCAAGAATTCTCCTTTGCTATTCCTTTTATAACTCATCTGATCCGTATTATAGGACTTGATAATGATCCTTGGAGCCTAATAGATTATAACTTTATCTGGGAACCAGACTCACCTTTAGTTACAAACTGGATAAGTCAAGTCTTTACTCAGGGAATGTCAGGATTTCAACACTACAAAGATGGTTATATATCTCATATATCTACTGCGAGTCTATCTCTAGTAACTGTTCTAGATGGGATTGCTCAACCTGCTATTGTTATTCCTAGTAGTTCAGGAATATTTACTAAGACTTATATAAGATTTCCTGCAATGAAGTTTAAGACTATTCAATATAAAATAACTTCTTCTCAGGGATTTAGATTATATAAGAGTGCTTGTGAGATAAGAGCTAAACAGTGGGCAAGTTCAGAAGCCTATAGGGTTATCACTCCAATAGGTGAACAGCATTACACCGAAGGCCCACGTATATAGATTTAGATTGACATTCCCATAAATAGGCAGTATCATTGGGTTTATGTCAGCCGAATATATCAATATGCTAGTCCCTTGTGAGTTGTTAGGAGGACATAAGATAGAAAAAATAGAAGGAACTAGTATGAATAATACTAAAACTAGTATCCCTTGGTGTATTAAATGCAAAAGGATAGTTAATCTTAACCACGTAGATATTAAGGTAGAATCAATTGAGAAAGCAAGACAAGAAAGCCCTTGATGATTCAATAGAGAAAGATAGAATCAGAGAAAAGAACAACGGCAAAAAGGCTAAGAAGAAATTAAAGAAAAAGGATAAGAAGAGAAGGAGAATATTAGATGAGTTTAAGAAGTTATATGAATAAGGAGAAGTTATAATGCCTACAGTAAGTGCAAGTTTTACTACCGCTGGAGCCCCTTATAATATATTCGATGTTATAAGTGGTGCCCAAACAACAGGCGTAACACTTCAAACAGGTTCTAAGCGTCTAATAGCGCCACCTCGTAATTTCTCTAGACTAGATATAACAGTTGATCCCAACTCCCCAGGTGGAATCTATCTAACAGATGACCCTACAGCTAGTGCTACTAATTCTGTGGGAAAACCTATCCTTGCTGGAGACTCAACTTTGATTGCAGGGAATGAAACTAATAGGCAGGTTTCATTAAAGACAAAGTATT